TGATAAAACACCGCTCGCCCGCCCATTCGGGAGGGACCGACCAGTCTTTAATCATTCTGTTTCTGCCAAGAGGTCGTTAAGGACCGGCTCCGCATAACACCGGCAACGGACCGGCTCGCCTGGATGACCGTCCGGCGGAGGTTTTTTCCATGAGAAGCGTTTTCCGTTGCGCTCGCGATGGGTATGGCGGACTTTCTCGTCTTCCGACGTGCGCCAGATATAATCCGTAACGCCCATATTCGTTTGACGGGCCTCCGACAAGTTTCCGTTGAATTTCCCGATTTGGTCCTCGGCAATCAAGGCGGCGCGGTTTTCGGCCACGTTAAAACGCTTTGCCAGCTCTTTCGTTATTTCGCGGGTCGGAGTGCCGGCGGCGATTCCGCGCTGGATTGTTCCCTCGACGTCATCGAGAAACCTTTGCGGGATGGATTTAATCAGGGCGGTATTTTCCGAGACGAATATTTTCATCTGCGGGGCGAGCCAAGGCTCGTATGCAATCGGATTGACGCCGAAAACAGAATTCACCATGCGCGCGAATTGCCGGAAGTTGAAAGCCGCGGTCATTTCGCCATAGCGCAAGGCCAATTGCTCCGGCTCATTGAAAACACGGTCTGCGTCTATGCGGAGCGCAGCCATGAGGGCGTCAAGGTCGTCTATCCAGTCGTCAATACGGGTATTGCGTTCTTGCTCTGCGCTCCAGCCGGGAATACGGGAGACGAGCTGGCGCATGACGGATATTTCAAGAGCTTTCACGCGGTCCACGAGCGCGCGCGTATATTCCCGCGCGACCGATTCCGGATATTGCCAGCGCGGGGGACGCTTGCGTAATCCCCTCCGGCCCATTTGGGCTCGGCGCGCGCGGGCTATCTCTCGAAAGCGTTGGTTTATCATTTTTTCTTATCGGGCTTTTTCGCTGGAGCTTTAGCCGCCGGCGTCTTTATGGCCTTCCCTGTCAGCGGGTCTATGACCGGTTCCGGCTCTGGCTCCGGCAAAGATAAATCCTTCTCGCGGAAACCCTTATCGAGCGTCGTCTCGGCGGAGTAACGGTCGCCGCCAAAGCGGGAAAGCGCGACCTCCGTCGGGTCGATAACATTGTTCTCGATGTAGATTTTATCCGTCTCGGCGACGGTCTTGCGCCATGTCGCCGTTTCCGTGTCTGTCATTTGCCAGAGCGGATTGAAAACGATTTTCCAGTCCGCCGGCTCTTGGCCTTTGAACGGTCCGTCGCGGGACAGCATTATCAGCTCGACGAAATATTCCAGCGGCGGGAGTAGCTTGTCCTCTTGCTTGCCTTTCATGTCGTCATAGAAATTCCGTGTATCGCTTTCGCCGGTCGCCGACAGGCCGGCAGGGGAGCGGCCAAAAAGTTTTGTAACGGGAATTCCACCCGCACCCGAAAGCATAATCATCGCCCTGTCAATCAGGTCGCCAAGGCCGGCGACGCTGGACGCCTTTTTCTCGTAACTCTCCTCTTTGTCGAGGAGGATGGTTTTCATTATGTTCCGGCCAAGGTCAATCAGATTGAGGCGTTTTTTGACGAGCTCCTCTTGGCCCGATGCAATCAGCTCGGCGAGGTTGTCAATCTGGATGATGGTCTGGATAAAGTCCTGCACGATGCCGGCGGTCGAATTATTCACAATACCGAGATTGCGGAGCTCCTCATAAAGCGAATGGTAAACCGTATCGCCCCAGCCATCATTGCGGACCCGCTCGACGTTCGGGAGGTCCGCACCTTCAAAGCGCAAGACGCGGGTATGGTGGACGCGGAATTGCGCGCCAATGACGCCCGACGTATATGGCGAAATCGTATATATCGCCGGCTTGCCGTAGTTTTTGGAAAGCAAATCCTCGTCAACGTCCGCCGCCGTCCAGGTGACTTGATGGCGGTCGTAAACACGCAAATCGACAATGTCGCGGAGGTTTTCAGTTTCGAGGGGTTGGTCTAGCAAGCGACCGTCGTCCAAAATCATAACAATCAGGGAGCCGCCAAACATATCGGCCCAGCGTAGCGCGTCGCGGAATATGTTCCTCGCGCCCAGCTCCTCCATACGCTTGAGGGTCAAGCCTTTCTCGTCGCCATCGACCCGTATCCACTGGCGCGTCATTTCAAACGCCGGCAAATCGACAATCTTGCGCGCGAAACCGCCGTAACGGTAAAGGGCGGTTATATCTTCACGCCCGAGGCGGAGGTTACTCCCGAAAGTGACGGAATTTATTTTGTTCGCTTTCGCCATGCCGGCATGAAACACGTCCCAGCCGTCGGCGTTATAAATCCGGGCGGTTGCATCCGCGCCGGCAGAAAGTTGTTTTATCTCGTCAGCCATAAAGCCCCCGTCAGTTGCTTACCATTTTCGTCAAGTCATACCCTTTCAGGGCAATTTCATCGAAGGCGTCAGCCGCCGCGTCCACTTGGTCATCATGCCCGCCCTCCGGAAATCTTTCAAGTTCGTCGAGGAAAGCGTCATTCCAGCTCCCCCGCAAGAGTTTAACATTTCCGCCCTGCCATTGCGCGGCAAATGGTAAAGCGCGGGTCTCCTTGTCGCCGGTGACAGGCAAAGCGGTAACAATCCAGCCGAGGAGCATTTGAATTTGCGAGGCTGCGAGCCGCTTTCCGGCGGAGCCGGGGTCTTGAGCGAGGCGGATACGGACCATTTTCCCGTCGGCCTTGGCCGTGTTCTTGATTCGCGTATCGACGGCCTCTCCCTCTAGCCGGAATTTCTCGACGTGCTGGACGTAAATCACTCCAGCCGCATCGCGAGACATTTTGACGCCGGCGGTCCAGTCCGGGTCCGACATTTTCTTTTTTTCCATTTTCTCTTTGGTCGAGGCTTGGTCCCATGCGCGGCATGTCTTGACCATTTTCACGCCAGCCGGCAGGACGTCTATAATCTCGACCGCGGATTTTGGGAATATCTTTCCGGCGGAGGCGCGGATATTCCAGTTTCCCTCCAGCAATTGCTCGCGCTCGACGCGGGTCATGTTCAAAAGGTTGGCCCGATACGCGGGGTCTTTTTCCATGAGGATTTTATTATCGGAAAGTTTCGACGCGATGAATGTAAAGGATTTCGGCGCGGAGTTTGGATATTGCTCCAGTATCTCTTTCCGTGTCGCGCCCCAAACGATAGAGCTCACGTCGTCGCCGGTAACGATGAAATAACGGATAATGCCCGACCGTTCGGGGATGGCGTATCCCGTAATCGGGTCCAGCCACCATTGAATGAATTTTTTGACCCATGAATCGGGGTCGGGGTTACACGTCCCGCGGATACGCGATTTCGCGCCGGACGACGACCGGTTCCGCGAAAACATGTAGTTAAATTGTTTCCAGGTGAAATGCGTCAGCTCGTCAAAGCCGATATATGGGATTTGCGAGCCCTGCCACTGGAAACGGTCTTTCTCGTGCTCCATACCGGCGAAGCCGACACGCCCGCCGAGGGAGCCGTCCCCGTTTTTAAACTGGACGATGAGGTCGGATTGATTAAGGCTCGCGCCCTGCGCCAGAAAAAGCTCGGACGCCGTATCCCAAAGACCGCCCTCGTCCGTAATCTGTTTTCGCGTCCTCCGGAAAATAACCGCGCCGAATTGCGGATTAACGACGTCGTACATTGCCTCCAGCAAAAGCGCAAACGACTTGCCGCCGCCAGCCGCGCCGCCATAGACGGCTATATCGGCAGGACATTCGAGGAAATCCGTTTGCGGGCCTTCCTGCGGTCGGAGCTGCGTCAGCTCGTCATCATTCGGGAGGGAGTTCACGTTTTGCCGGCAAAATGATTATGCTGCGCTTGAGGCTCGTCCCGTCGGGGTTCTTGACGATGTTGTCCGTTTTCTCGCGCCAGTCGTATCGGTTTTTCATGTTGAATTCCCAAGCCTTCGCGTTGAAACCCTTGATTTTGCCACGCGCGCCGCTCTTTCCGAGCTTTTCCCATTCGCATTGACCCATACGAATCGCGCGCTTTATCTGGTCGGCTGGGAATTCTAATGGGAATTCAGTCATATATTTTTCGACCGTGTCCCAATCGCAAAGGGGGAAACAGGCTTTTGATAATCCATCCGACAAATGATCGAGGATGGCTTTAAACAGTCCGGCGCGGGCTTTCGGCGTGTCGAATTTCAAAGCGTATTTGTTGCCGTTTGGCGCGCCGGCACGGTCCTGTTTACGGGGCCGGCCCTTGCTGCGCGTGTTGGTCGAGTTGGTTTTCTTCGCCATATCGGAATTATATCCTTTGTTTGTAAGAATTTACAAGTCAGTCCGGATTTTTCAGGTTCATAGCGTCGAGAAAGCGTTGTTTGATGCCGGCAGGATAGCCGAGAAAGTTCTGCGCGTATTTCAGCCATTCATAGCCGCGCAATTGTTCCGGCGGGTTTTGTTTCTGATAATGCTGAAACATGGCGTTGAGAGTGCCGTCGCGCTCGGCGATTGTGTAATGTTTCATGGCCCATGGGACCGTCGGACCTGTTTCGACGCGCGGAGCCTGTCTGGCGGGGCCGCTGGAGACGTTTCCGTTCTGTTTGGCCCTGTCTATCCTGTACCGCTTGAATTCGTCGGCCTTGTCCCGAATATCGGACGGGGTCGGCATATTTTTCGAGAGATTGAGCCATTCCTTGAAACCCCATTCAATATCGCGCATGTCGTAATGCTCAAGGGCGGTACAAAAACCCAAAATCATATTTTCGACGGCGTCGGCGTCTTTGCCATACGTGTTGAAAATATCAAAGCTCTGCCTAACCAATTTCGAGATTTGAGTATTCCGGAGGCGGTCCGTATTCCCTTTCGCCTTCGTCAATTGGCCCGTTGAGCTTGTCGAGAGCGCGTT